ATTTGTAAACTTAACACGATCTGCAAAATGTGGAATTGCCTGTTGCACTGATTTTACAACAGCACTTTCATATTCTAAACCGCCCGTATTAATACTCATTTCGGTTATATTTTCTACAATCTCGTTAATCTTCATGGTATATTATTTATAGCCCTAAAGTTATAACTTGTCAAACGTTATTTTCGTGGTAGCGTATTCATTTGACCATCTGGTCCACTGCCGCCCCAAGGAGCAACAATGTTACGATCCATTCCTGTATTGCCTTGTTGCAGAAGTTGTTGGAATATAACACGAAGTTTAGTCATAAAACCAGTTAATACGGCATTTCCAATTAATGTAGATGCAAGTGCATCAATATTAACAGGCGTAACCTGACTAAGCATTTCTAACATGCCATATACCATTTGGTCAGTGAAGAATGGCGTATTATACTTGGTTGTACCAATGTCACCATATAGAACTTTGTTTGCTATGCTTAACATAGTAGCAACAAATATTTCACTATTTTCTATTGCTAAACCATGTTGGTTGATGGTTGCAAATTTATTTTGTCTACGGTCTAACCCAATAATATAAACATTGGGACCAACTACCATAATATTGCTATCGACTGCTTGTTGTAGTACAGATAATCCAATGCTTTCACGAACATTGGTGCTTATATTATTCCACTGTAGGTCATAATATGTTTCATCTGCTTGTGCTGGCAACATAGTGCTTGGATCATAGCCATTGTCAATGAGCATTGCGTTACGTGCATCAACATAGATATCTTGTGGAGTTTGTGGAATTATTTGATCAACCAAATTAACAGGAACAGGCGGCAAATCACCACTATATGCAGCAAGATAAAATGCTGCAGGATCACGATAGTATTGACTATGCGGCAATTTAAATCGTTCTACATTAACGCCAAGTGATTCAAGAGCAGCAGCGTTACGACCCTGGCGCATTGCTCCCTTAATCGCATCGCCATAGATATTATCTTGTGCAACTCGTTCCATATAGTCACCAATTTGACCATAGCCAGTTTGTTGACCATAATATTGAAGACCATCTGCAAATACATATGCCTGAACTGGATTGTTCTGAACTGGTGCAAAGATATCCATGCCAAATGTAGTAACATGATGGTTTTCTTTTAATATTTGTGCACAACTTGCAGCATGTGCTGCTTCGCTTGCTTGTAGGGCTGCTTTAACAGTTGGATCGCTGCTATTTTTAATAATAGTTAATCGTGCTTCGATTGCAGCAATCATAGCAATGACCGCATCGTCCAGTGTATAATATATTGTGCCATTTATATTAATGCTATCGGCTGATGCTGGCTGATCGCCACTTGCAGAACTGCCAGGCACATGATATCCACCTGTGAGCAATGTTTGTAACTGAATAATTAAACCATTTAAAATTTGACCATCACTAGTTCCCATTATAACATTGTTTGCATTTGTTATTACAGGAAGTGTATCATTATGGACATAACCAGCAGGAGTTCCAAGAAAATCAGCCATGGTCAATTCACCAATGCTGCCACCACCATAACCAAATGTTTTGTTAAGTGTATCTGCTGCAGGTTGATACATAGGAGTCTTCATTTGACTCAAGTGATTTAAGTCAAGACCAGCATCTGTTTTACTTAATGCTGTTCCAATTTGATCAAAGTTCTTAGCATCAGTAATTCCTAAACTTAAGAAATGCTGTCCTAAATCTTTAAAATTCTTGCTTGGACTCGTAGCATACAAGTCAGGAGTCATAACACTCATATCAGTTAATTGCCCAAGATGAGAAATTCTTGTGCCTAAATTAAACTTACTGCTCACTGCGCCAATTGCAGTTGGATCACTTATATTGTTTAATATTTTTTGAACAGGCGCATCGTATAGTGGATTATCAATGCCAGCAAGAGGTATATTATTGCGAACTAATTGCTGTGTTAATCCAGTTGTATTTCCTAATCCTGCACCAATAATTTGATGAGCAACATTTGCCGGTTGCTGTAGTCTTAACATATTCTGTGTAGAAAATGTTCCAAGGTTTTGCAAATTACTTGCTGCTGCTGGTATATTGCTTGTAAGTGCACTCATACCAAAACTTACTACGCCGTTATTATTAAGAAAATTAGCACCGATGCCGCCTGGTACGTTAGCACCAAATCGTAGTGCTGCGGCTTCGGCAGAAGCACCAACGACACTATTTGATATGCCGCTAAAAGCACTTGCTAATCCAATCTGTTGAACAAATGCATTGGCACCACCAAAAGCAGCACCACCAACCATGTTATTAGCAACACGGTTGATCATGCCATTAAGACCGCCATTATACGCAAATTGTTGTATAGCATTTGGAAGATTAGCTGGATTTTGTAGGATACCATTAAGTGGACCCATGATACTGCCAACTGCACCACCAAGTGCGCCATTAACAATGTTAGTAATACCGCTAGGTAACACGCCAGTTAAACTTGGCAATATCCCACTGCCAATTGAACTTAACGACTGCATTACTCCACCAGTAAGTTGATTTAGTGGACCAGCAACTTGACCTAGAATACCACTAAGTCCGCCGCCTAATACATTACTGATTGCACCAAATGCACCACCCATAGCACCAGTTATACCGCTTAGACCAAGAGCACCCATTGCCCCACTAAGTATTCCATTTAGACCTGCGCCTAATCCACCAAGCAAACCTGCACCAGCAATTGCTCCTAGTATACCAAGACCTGCACCAGCGCAACCGCTGCCACTGCCTGCTGCACCACCTTTTGCATTAGCAGGTATTTCTTTACTTGCTCCGCCTCTGGTAACATTGGCAGGGTCTTGTCCGTGCATTGTGTTTACACGGTCAACATCACGTGGACAGTTATTATTTTGCCCTAAAACTGCAGCATCAATTTGATCTTGATTGCCACTTTTAAAAGCCTCAATAGTAGCACGTGGAACTCGCCCAACGCCATAGTTTGCAGTTATATCTGCAAGTGCTGCTTGCTGTGATGCATTTAAATTGTTAAAATTATCTACACCAATAAGACCTGCTGCTTGATTAACATAACCTGGCAGTTGCTGATTTGCTAAAGTTACTGCATCTGCTCGTGTTATAGTTTGGTTAGCAGTAACTGGACTGCCATCTGCATTGTAATGGTTGCCGTAACCTATTGCATAGCCAGTGAATTGTTTTTTACTGTTATAGTCAGGATAAGTGTCTGGTTTAAAATCTTCATGGGCCATATAAAAAGTAGATAATAAGGTTGGGTCTTTAAGCGTTACGTTTGCCATGATTAACTCACATTCACATTAGGTAAATTTACCACACTTTGTTTAAACTGTGGCGGTGTCCAACCAATATTGCCTGGCACATATGTATCAGCAATAACATTAAGCAAGCCAGGTATCGCTATTGGTGCACCAGTTGCAACAATTTTACGCAATCCTTTTGCTTCTTTGCGCAAGAATATATCTTGATTTGCAGTAAAATTAGCAGGATTATCTTGTAATTGTTGTATTGGACTAGTCTTACTAAAATAATTAACAGCCAAATCATGCTTATCTGTAACACGAGCAACCGTGCCACCGACAAATGGCGCAGCCTGATCAGCAGAAGTTTGTGGAATTAAATTTTTAATATTAGTAGCATATAGATTGCTATCACCACTTAGTGCAATTTCTTTTAAATCGTTGGCGTTATTCAGCCCGTCCAACACATATGATGAATCTGTTCCAAATACATTTTGATTGACATCAAAATCAAATACTTTATAATCAGTTCCGTCAAAACTCAATGAACTACCAACAACATATGTATTTGTAACACTATTGCCTGTTTTCTTATAGATACTCGCTGGTAAATTAACTAACACGCCAGTTACACTATCTTGAATTGGTGGATGATAATTGTTAACAACAGCAACGTTTGGAATAAGTCCACTTTGTGTCCAAGTATATAATGGTGTATGTATTAAATTTAAACTAGTAAATGCATTAGGACTGCTAGATTGACTGCCAGGGCCGCCATAAAGTGCATAGCTTGTATATGTGACAGATTCATTCCAATATTGTAAATTTGAAACATTAGCAAATGCATTAGAACTCAAATATAAACTTGTATTACTTGTAATAAGTTCTACTATACCAATAGCAACATTAGGTCCACTTGCATTTGCAATTTGAAGATTAGAAATATAAAGAGTGTCACCATATTTTAATTCTGTTGCAAAGTGTGTGCTATTGCCAGTAACTATCTGACTAATATTATTTGCTGTGATATTTCCAGTAGTATAATAAACATATGCGGCAGTATTTGCCGTCATTGGACGATATTTAAATGCAGCACCACCAATATTAATAACACTCACCGCTGTCAAGGTTGCAGTGGTGTTGCTTGTTACTGTAGAAATATAACCAGCAAAGTTGCTATTCGTATTGCCAATAACTGCGCCAGGTTTTAATTGCGTAAGGAAAGTTGTACCACTGCCACTTACTGCATTTGTGCCAGTTGAAACTGTAATTGTTCCTGTGCCTGTGGTATAACTTCCTAGTGGCATTATGGTCCTATTAATACATCTGATTCATGTGGTATCATTATATGGCGGCAAGCATCTAACACGCTAAGAAAACCAAGTGGTCTGCCGCCGACAATTACGCTGCGGCTTCCAACAACAATAGGGTTTGGTGGATGCGGATGACGTGGATCAAACCCAGGGTGACCAGTTACATAATCACCGATACGACTTGCTTGTCTTCCGTTGATTAAAGTTTTAAAATCACCCATCATTGCTACGCCACCAGCAGTGTTAAGGCTTCCCATCTTAGTTGGAATAGGCATCTCGACTCTCCTTTATACAGAGGTCGCCAACGTCAGTCCTGTTGTTTTTGCAAGATACTGTGTGGCGATGTCACTTTCTGTTTTACCAGAAAGCGCAACTGCTCTCTTATTTAACACTACAGGATCGGTGGGTGCAACACTAAAGATTGCAGGCGCTAATCCAAACCCACCATTTGGTGTGGCAATCATAACTAGCGGTTTTAGGAGTGTATATGTAGTTGCATTTTCTTCACTTACACGACTAATGATTTCTTCGCCCGCGACAGCTTTAAAGGTATAGACAGTATTTTTATCAGTATTATTGATTAGCATTCTTTCTTTCCTGTAATTCGTTGATAGACAATTTACTTAGTCCACTATAACCACCCTCTACTAAAAGTTTGTCGTTGAAGTAAATCTGCGGCACAGTTTTGTGACCTTCGGCTACTAGCCAATCACGAACGCCCGCATCATTGATATCTACTTCCACATATTCTTCGCCCCAACTGGCAAGTAGGTGCTTTGCGCCATCGCAATATGGGCAGTTATCTTTTGTATATAATGTAATCATTGATTATTCCTCTTTATAAACTAAATCCACTAAATGAATTGCTATCCACATCTTGCACAGTGCCACCAATAACATAAGATGAAATTTCTGTTTCTTGTGGAGCAACTTGAACTTCTGCGCCAGCAATCCACTTTTGTGTCCAAGGCAGTGGGTTATTCTTAGTAGAATATGGCTGACCAAGACCAACTGCTTGCATGCGCTTATTAGCAATAAACTCAACATATTCAGCAAGTAACTGATAGTTGAGACCAATCATGGAGCCATCCTTGAACAGATACTGCGCCCATGCCTTTTCTTGCTTGACTGCATCATCAAATAGTTTGATTGCATCTTCACGACACTCTACTTCAATCTGCGCATAATCTGGATCATCTTTTGGTAGAAGTTTTAGCAGCGTTTGTGTACCAGCAAGATGCAGATTTTCATCACGAGCAATTAACTTAATAATCTTTGCATTGCCTTCCATCTTTTTCAATTCAGCAAATGCCCAACTACAAGCAAATGAAACATAGAAGCGAACACCTTCAAGAATATTCACGCTCATAAGTGCAAGCCAAAGTGCTTTCTTGTGCTCATAATGATCATATTTTGAAGGATCGGTCATTTGTGCATGTTCTGCGTTAAATGCAATCAACTCATCATAGAGTGCAGTAATATCGCCAGCACAATCAACAATTTCTTGGATATCCATCATCTCATCAAATACTTTTGATGGATTGGCATACACATTGCGAATGATGTGTGTATAAGAACGAGAGTGAATAGTTTCACTGAATGTCCAAGTTGTAATCCATGTTTCTAATTCTGGCAGAGAACAGATAGGACCAAACGCCACTGCTGGCGCACGACCTTGAACCGAATCAAGTAAGATTTGACGTTTTAAGTTGCTTGTAAAGATATGCTGTTCGTTATCTGTCAAGTCCTTGAAATCTTTCGCATCACGAAGAATATCAACTTCTTCGGGTCTCCAAAAAAATCCCAATTGTTTATCGGTTAATTTATCAAACTGCTTATACTTTAACGTGTCATAACGTTGGATACTTACACCACCATTGGGGTCTAGAAATGCAAGCGACTTGGTGTGGTCGCTCTTATCATTTGCGTCAAATACTGTACTCATCATTTTACCTTTTTTATTATTATATCATACTACTTTAGATAGTGCAACTTTCACAGTTCTCTTGGTCATCAAGAGCAGCAAGTAGCGGTTGTTCTTGTGCTAATTTTGCAATATCAACTTCGCCTTGTCCATCAAAAGTATTGAAATAATACAGCGTCTTGATACCATACTTGTAGCATAGCAGTAAGTGACCAATCATAACACTCATTGGAATCTTTTCATCCGCATAGAATGTTGGATTGTATGAAGTATTGGTTGAAATGCTCTGATCAATATACTTCTGTAATACTGCAACTAGTTTCAAGTAACCTTCTGGTGATTTCTGATCCCATAACAATTCATACTTGTTCTTTAACTTGCGAAACTCTGGCACAACTTGCTTTAATACACCGTGCTTGCTTTGCTTAACAGAAATAAGTGAACGAGGTGGTTCAATACCATTTGTAGCATTTGCAACCTGTGCACTAGTTTCTGCTGGCATAAGTGCCATAAGTGTACTATTGCGGATACCATGTTCACGAAGACTTGCACGAAGTGATTCCCAATCCATACGCTCCGTATGTGGAACAAGTTCATCAACTTCACGCTTATAGGTATCAATAGGCAAAACACCGCTGCCATACTTGGTTTCATTGCTCTTCGGTGCAGCACCACGTTCAATGGCAAGTTGATTACTTGCCTTAATAAGATAGTAAGACCAGGCTTCTGCATACTCGTCAACGAGTGCCAACGCACGAGGATCACTATAACTCATATCATTTTTAGCAAGGAAGTAAGCAAAGTTAATAATACCAACGCCAAGTGGACGACGGTTCATGGTACTCATCTGTGCTGCAATGACTGGGTAGTTCTGATAGTCAAGTAGCGCATCAAGTCCACGAACAGCCAAATCACACATCTTTTCAAAATCTTTTGGTTCCTTCACATTGCCCCAATTGATTGCAGAGAGTGTGCAAAGTGAAATTTCACCTTCTTCGTCAAAGATATGATTGAGTGGTTTCGTAGGTAGCGCAATTTCCACACAAAGATTGCTTTGCTTGATTACAGCCTTACTTTCAATAAACGCACCGTGAGTATTGGCATGATCAACATTCATTAGGTAAATGCGACCTGTATTCTTGCGTTCTTCCATGAACTGTGAGAATAGGTCAATTGCCTTATAGGTCTTCTTACGAATCTTTGGATTCTTCTCTGCCTTCTCATACAGTTCTTTGAACTTGTCTTGGTCAGCAAAGAATGCATCATACAAACCTGGTACATCGCTAGGTGAGAAACAAGTAATGTCGCCGCCACTTAGCAAACGCTCATACATAAGTTTGTTAAACTGCACACCATAATCCATTTGGCGAATGCGGTTATCTTCTGTTCCCTTGTTGTTTTTGAGAACTAACAAATCTTCTACTTCATAATGCCATAGCGGATAATAAAGGGTGGCAGCACCGTTACGAACGCCGCCTTGTGAGCATGATCTAACTGCCGCCTGAAACATCTTATAGAATGGAATTAAGCCTGTGTGAGAGGCATCGCCCTTGCGAATGGCACTACCAATAGCACGAATAGAACCTGCACCAATGCCAATGCCAGCCTTTTGTGAGACATACTTAACAATAGCACTGCTTGTTGCATTAATGCTGTCTAAACTATCACCAGTCTCAATCAACACGCAAGAGGAGAACTGACGTTGTGGTGTGCGAAGACCTGCCATAATCGGCGTTGGTAGCGAGATATCATGCTTGGAAATAGCATCATAATAATCACGAACATACTTTAGGCGAGTTTCTTGCGGATACTTGGCAAATAGTGTTGCAGCAATAAGTGCATACGCAACCTGTGGCGTTTCCATAATTTCACCAGTGACACGATTCTGCACCAAATATTTGCCACGAAGTTGTTCCATTGCAACATAGGTAAGAGTAGCATCACGTTCATGTTCTACAAACTTATTGATCTGATTCCACTCTTCTTCTGTATAATCGCTTAGCAGATTAGCATCATAGAAACCACTACCTACATTCTTTTTAATAATATCAATTAGCGGAAATGGTTGATAATTACCATAAACTTCTTTGCGAAGATGATAATTTACAAGACGACCTGCAACATATTGATAGTTTGTTGCTTCTTCACTAATAAGATCAGCAGCAGCCTTAATTAGTGTTTCTTGTAATTCACTGGTTTTAATGTTATTATAAAATTGGATTTGACTACGTAATTCTAATTCACTTGCACTTACACCACTTAAATTTTCGGTTGCCCAAAATACTACCTTGTGAAGTTTTTCAATATCCAATGGTTCCTTGCGACCATCACGCTTAATAACATTGATTGGCATTTTATCTCTCTTTCAAATTTTTAATGTTTTGTAGTTTACGCTGTTTATGAGTTCTGCCGCAGTCGGGACAGTGAGGTTATTTACAACTTCACCCAAAGAGTAATTCAGCGTATATAATCCGTTTTCGCATCTGACTAAATTAAGGTATTCATGATTTTCTCTATCTTTATAAACTTCAATAGTCATTGTATCACGAAACGGATAAGAAGTATAATATAAAGTGTAAAACATTCCCAATGCACGAGCCAAATCACAGTAATTTCCCTCACTTACAAGGGTCCATGGATCAGGCCAGTGACGTGAATCATCATATTCTAAGTAATTTGGAATGATTGGGCATTTAGCCCAATCACGTGCTACGGTTTGCAAATGGTCGCTTGCAATACTGCGACGATATGAACGCCATTCTAAAATTTTATTATCAGGGCGTCCAGTAAACCAATTATAACATTTCGAAGTATTTGATAGCAAAGTTGATAAGCCCTGTTCCATTTGCGTCAGTAGTATATGTCAAATCGGTTCCATTAAACCCAAATGTTACACCTACGTCACCACTTTGTGTGCTATCATCATCTATACTATATAATCCGCCTGTTGTCAAGGTAAATTTAGCATTTCCACTGCGAACATTGTTGTTTCTTACAATACTATATTGGAATTCAAATCCAAATGTAATTTTACCAATAGAATTTAAGTTAGTAAGCAGAACTGCCGTGGTATTGTTTGCAAGAGCAAGAGTATCACCCATTAAAGTATTAAAGGTGCCTAATCTTAAACCATACGTGTAATTCCAATCAACAGTTAATGCAGTTTTACTTACATACGTATATGTATCCGCTGCCGTATCACCACGATCAAAGCTGTCACCAACGCTTGCGCAGCCATTTGCAGTGTTGTCAAAGTAAACAATCACATAAAATGGGTTTGCCACACCAGTGCTCTTGTTTCCAACATCTTTATAATAGTTTGCGGCACTTAAGAAATTTGTAGAATTAGTAATCCAACAGCCACTATTGTAAACTTGGTCCATTACACTATTGGAAATTGTTACACCTATGCTACTAGTTCCAACAAAATAAAGTCCATGATAAAGATTAAAAAATGAGCAACTATCAATAAGCGTATTACTCAAATACTGACTTGCTGGCACATAAACACCTACATGATATCCACTAAACAAACAATGAGTTATGTTTATATCATCGGAATAACTTAAACTTCTACCAAGAAATTTAACGCCAGCAGTAGTTGAACCATTTATTGGATCAGTTAATATTGAAACGGTACTTGTATTTGGACCAATAAATCTGATATTATTAAGACTAATACTTGATGCATTGTCTATTACCACACCATCGTTTAGGCTACTCAATGCCATATCTGAAATAACAATATCAGTTGGCAATGCTGCGCCATTTAATCCAGCCAAGTTACTAGTTTGTTGTAGGTTATCAGCAGTATACATAACCCAAGTAATATATGGATAAATGTATGGGTTTGCTGTTTGTGTAATTTGAGTATTATAACTTCCTTCACCATGAAGTCTTGCATGACTTGGAACATTGATACTGCCATTGACAATATAATTACCAGCAGGAAACCAAAGAATTTTTTTTGCTGCCAATGAACTTGTGCGGCAATATAGTTCATACATTGCACGGTTAATAGCTTCGGTATCATCAGTAACACCATCACCCTTTGCACCAAAATCTTTTACGCTTACAAAATCATCAAGTTTCTTTTGAATTGAACGCTGTGTTGTTGTTCCACCATAACTATAACTTTGTGTTGACCAAGTTGTAGCATTAGTACTTGTAGATATATGTCCTTGATCTCCAATAGAATAATATACACTATTCAAGTATGAAACGTTGCGATTTGTATATGTCAACGATGTGCTAGATTTCTTCCAATACTTAAATTGATTGGTACTAGTATAAAGATAACCATATTGTCCACCAATAACATTGGTAGTTGCATTAGTTGCAACATCATATAAATCTGGTTGTAACACGTTAGAACCAAAATATTCACTTATTGCGGTATAGGTTGCTGCATCTTGACTTCTAAGATAGGTTAAACTATTGTTGCCGACAACAAAGAAATAAGTGCTAACAAAAGTAATACCTGTGAAATCACTATAGGTTTTTGTAGTTTTTGTAAACCAACTTGTTCCATTACTACTTGTGGCAACAATACCATGATCACCAACTATCAACCATATACTTGTACTACTACCACCAGGTGGTGTGAATGTCAAGTACATAATATTATTAAGGTCACTTAATGCTACAGTGGTGCCAGTTGGATCAGTGGCACTATTGGCAATTGCGCTGCTCCATGCAATACCATTAGCACTGCTAATACCAATGCCACCAGTTCCAACAGCAATTGCTTTATATGTTCCGCCACCCAAATCAGCAACTGCAACATCACGAAGTTCTACGCTTGTTCCACTACTTCGAGTTGTCCACGCTGTAGCATTTGGACTAGTAATTACAGTACCACTTGCTCCAACCGCAATCCATGTTGTTGTACTAAGTTTTGTAATGGCAAGTAGATTGTTTGACGTACCGCTAGTTTGAGATGTGAATGTTGTGCCAGTTGTACTTGTTAATACAACACCAGCATTGCCAACAACAACCCATGTTGTTCCATCAAACCAAACACCATTTAATCCGGTAGTTACACCACTAGTACGTAGTGTCCAAGTAGTTCCTGTTCCACTGGTATAGATTCCACCACTGGCGGTCAGTGCGGTAAACAACCCAGCACCATTATGATAAATGTAGGTAAAATTTTCAATACCACTTGCAATAGTGGCAATATAATTTAATGAGCCATCAGTGTTTTTATAAACATCACCCCAACTTGTCAGCGCATAACTATTTGTTCCATCATTGGTTACACTCACAAATGCATCAATTAAACTACGAGTCCATGTTGTTCCATCAGTACTAGCATAAACTTTATTATAAGCAGTTGTTGCTAAAAACGAACTTCCGCTAGTATCGGTTACATAACGAAGTCCAAGTATGTCATAATAACCAACTGTAGTATTACTCCAAGTAATAGCATCTGCACTGGTTAAAACAGTTCCGCTTTTTCCGCCTACTACAAATTTTGAATTACCATAGGCAATTGCATTGAGGCTAACAGAAACACCACTTGTTTGAAGAGTCCAAGTAATACCATTGTTACTTGTATAAATTTCACCAAGTAATGTTACAAGAACAAATTTGCTTGATGCATAGATGACTGCGTTAATATTAGTATAAGAAACTGCGCCACTTGCTTGCCACACTGTTCCATTAGTACTATAAATTACTGTTCCATTGGCACCAACAGCAACAAATGTTCCGCCCCCATATGTAATATCAAGTAAGTTATTGTTTGTTCCACTTACAGTTGCAGTCCAAGTTGTGCCGTTTGTACTAGTAAGGATGTTTCCATTACTTCCAACAACTACATACAGTGAACCATTGTACGCAATACCATTAAATTGTGCCTTAGCATTACCAGTTTGCGGATTATAACCAGCATCACTATTTTTATAATTATAAAGATTTGCTAAGTTAAGAATATCACTGTATTCTGTTAAGATTTCAGTATTACCAGATTCTGGTGCACCATCGGTGACAAGACCGTTACCAACGAATAATTGGCGTGTATCTACACTATAACCAAGTTCTGCTTTGCTTAACTGAGGTAGATTTTCATATAAACCACTACGATGCTGGATTCTTGAAATCTGGACAATTGACATACGTATATCTCACTTTAGAGATATTTATGGTTTATCCGCATAGAACTCCCAAACTCTGTCCCACCAAATTTGTGTCCATTGGTCAAATTCTTCGCCGTTGATGATCCAACGCTGTGGTTCACAATCTTTAGAACACATAAGGATTACAATTTGTGAAATATTGGTATCAAATAACTTATTATGTGCAGCAGCATATGCGGCACCTTGGATAAAGTAATCCGAAATCCATTCAGTTTTCTTTGGTTTATTTGTTTGTTTGTAATCTATGATAGATGGTTTGCCATTATAAACACCAACAAGGTCAGTGGTGCCAGCATATAGCTGCGGATAATAAAGAGCAGTTTCCATACCCCAATATTCTTGCAACTGTCCTTTAAGATATTCATCGACAATAACTGTTGCCATTTTAGCAGCTTCGGCATGAACCATATTACCACCTGTTTTAAGATCACCAAACTCAAGCCAGTTTTCTAACTGCTTATGCATAGATGTTCCACGACCAGCAGCCTCTGTAGTAATAGCCTGTGCTTTCGCTACACCTACACGTTGTCGCCATTCATGCAGTGCTTGAACTTTTTCCTTTGGCTTAGTCTTGTCAAGGATTGTGGTTACACTCGCAACAATATCGCCATCAGGAGTTTGATACCTGCGACCCTCATCTGTTTCTTTGCGTGTTATTTTCTTATAATCGTATTGTGGATTATGTGTTACCAGGATATTTGCCAATAGATATGCTGCCCGTCTGTTGATTTACGAGATACAGTATATCCTAGTTTTGACAGTATGTCAATAACAGATTGCATTTGTCCACTTGCTAAATTGTTTGCTGTTGTTGTTTGCCAACTTGCATAGTAATTGGCATCAAGTGTCATTGGTGTACCAACAATTAGGTTTCCATTAACAATAGTATGAGTATTGCCATATATTGAAACACTTGTGGTACCAGTAGCAACTGCCTGAATAATATTAAGATTTATTAACGTGCTTTCAACTTCTGTTGTTGCGCTTGTAATACTTTGGGTTCTGGCATTGGTTGCTGTAAACATTCTTTACTCCACGTAATATTTATTTCTTTTTACGACGACCAGCACAGTGAGCCTTTTGGCTAAATCCTTTAGGATGAGAGCAATCTATACTGCGCTTATATTTTCTGCTCCACTTTTCAGTCAGTTCCGCTTCTTTTACAATCTTTTTGCTATTTTTTACTTTGAATGTTTTACCACCAACCGTAAACTCTGATAGTCCTTTGGCACGTGCTTTGGCAAGTGCGCCTGTAAATTGGTTTCCTTCATCCAAACTTAATTCTTTATCTACTTCTTTAACTTCGGCATCATATAGTTTCTGAATTAAACCAGCATTACGTAACAATTTAAATGCTAAGTTTTCTACACCAAATTCACCGTTCTTTTCTAAACCAGCTTGGCGCATATCTTTAATACGTTTCTTAAGTCTAGCGATAGTTTGTGGATCACCGCTATCTAATGCTTGCTTAATTTCTTCACCAAGATGCTCAAACTTATCTTCAATGTTTGTAACATCAGGTTTAACAGTTATCTTCTTTGGAAACTTGACCCAATCATTGTTGTACACACTATAAACGCCATTGCTTATATGCGTATCTTCGCTGCCTTGAACATATACTTCAACTGCATGTCCCATGATTTCAATATCATGTTGGTCATTGAATATTACTTTTTTGGCTTGGAATAAATCTTTTAAATTAACCTTGCATGGTCCGTTACTATTGGCAATAAGATGAAGGTCAATATCACTTTTATCATTGTAGTTAAATGAAGCATTACTGCCACTGATAGTAATATCAGTTAACTCTAAATCTTCTACATTTATAAAGTCAACAAATGCTTTTGCAATCTTGAATAGCGCAAGACGAACTTGCGGCTTTAAACGATTACCTTCCCATAAATCAGGGTTAAGTTTATCGTGAAAGTTGGTTAATTGTTCAAGATCACCAATGCGCATTAAGTATTTAGATTAAAACTTACTTGCTTTGCTAGCCATATTATCTACGGTAGAGGATTGCTTTTCAGCCTCTGCCTCGTCTGGCTCTTTGTCTGCTACACTTTCTTTGCCTAGCACAATATGCTCTTTATTATAATCGCTAATCATATCACGTAAATTAGGATTGCTGTTTATTAATTCATCAAGAGCATCGTAACTAAAACTATAACCAGCATTATTCATTAACTTTGCAATATTTGCAATTGGAACCTGAACACCTGGTTTAGTTTTACTCTCCAGATATTGTAAAATAGTCATCAGTGTGCCTGCTTGACTTTTCATAAAATCTGGAGCAACCTCTAAAAGTTTCATATTATGCTCGTAGACCACGACCTAATTCAGCAGGTCCGCCTGTTGCAGCATCAGAAGCATTTAAATCACTTTCGCCATCACGTGGAGGCATTGGTGCTTCGTCACCACCAAGTGGTGCATTCATATCAGGAGCAGCACCCAAATCATCGCCGCCCATAGCACCAGGAGCACCCATGTCACTACCGCCCATGTCATACACGCCACGGCTAGCGTTATCTAGTGCATCACGTGCTGTATTTGCTGAGTCAAGAAGTGATGAAAGTGTAGCTTTTGTAGCTTCATTAAACTGATTAGCCTGATCCATACCAATCTGGTCTTTCATTGCACTTACAAGTGCTGGTAGTTGCTCATTTTGCATCTTGCTGATTTTTTCAACAATATCTTGAACAGTATCAGCAAGGTCACGAGCAGCCATAGTAACACGTGCTTGTTCAATTTCACCTTCGGTTAGGGCTGGCGGTAACTCAATGCTTTCATTCTTTGCCATCTTTGTAGCAGTAGCATACATAACTTCTTCGCCACGTTTTCCATAACGCTTTTCAAAGTCACCTTTCTTGCCTTTCATAGCCTTAACAAGACGTTCACGATTGTTCATCTCAGAAGGTGAAAGTTCACGCTCGTTAAGAGCAACTGAGCAATATGCATTGATTGCTCTCATCTTTTCTGCGATAATTTTACGACCGTGTGCCATTTCATTCTTCCATGTTTCTAGGACTTTGCTAACCATTACTGCTTCCATGTATTCTGGATTGCGCTCTGCATAGTGAGCCTGTGGTGATTTTTTAATTCTACTAATTTTATTTTGCAATGTGTTCATCATTGCACTAGCATCACTCTCAGTGACTTTTTGCAAATCTAATTGCCATTTGTAAACCTTATTTAACTGTTGGTTAAGTTCGGTTGCTGATAGATTGTTAAATTCTTTAATAAACATAATGATGCCCTTGCATTTACTAGTATTTATTGCAGAGCGACACTTTTCTCTAATTGTCGCAGTTGATCATCTATAATAATGAGTTCGCTTTCTACACGAGATAGTCGATGTTCATATACCATGTTGTCATTGTTTTTTAAACGAATAGTATAAAACTGCTTATCTTCAAGATAAATGTCAAGTTGCTTATCTAATCCATATATCTTGCTGCTATCGCTATATTTCTTCTTACTGACTAATGCAGCAAATAAAATAGCAGTGCGACGTTGATTGAATTCACTTATTTCGCTATTTTCTTTGACAACACTATATCGGTTGCCATCCATTTTAACAAGGATATCGTTAACCTTGTATCCGTTTACCACAGATTTTACAATAACTGCCCCCATAACAGGCAATTGATTGTATTGATCCGTGATAAAATCTTTTACTTTTCCAAATGTTGCTGATTGTTTGCTCATTGAATTAATATATCACAACAGCAACAGCGTGTCAATTAAGTATGTGTTTTTGCAACATACAATATTAAGCCCAATAGGGCTGTTAGTAGTGAGCCAATAATGCCAATTCCTAAGCCAACGAGTTTTTTATAAGCCAAAGTTTCTTTTTCAATTAACATGTTTTTAATTTCGTTGACAATGGTTTCGACCTTTGCAAGTCTTAATTCCATAGTGTCCATTTTAGTATCCATTTGTTCATAACGCTCTGCACAGATATCGACATGCGCTTCTAAACTGGTTCGCTCTATTTCATATGGTTTCTTTGCCATAACAACTCCATGCAGTAGCAAATACTATTTATTATGACAGTTATAATAATAAAAACACTATATTTTGATTATCGCCATATAAATCAGTACAATTAATTGGAAAGTTTGCGCTTTCTTCTAACAGGGTTATCATTGGTATTTGATGTACTATATTAGATAACTTATCCATATCAAGTTCTGCGTCTTGTAATTCAAAATCAAATATCCATACATTATGTTGCCCAACATAATTTTTACCAAAACCTAAACCGTTTATATCTCTGAATATCTGCGTTGGATAAGAATCTACAGTAAATTTACTGTATAAACTAAGTGCCTGCAACAAGCAGTGCCAATTTCTAAGTTGATCTGGAGTATGCTTGCCACTACTACTGCGACTTATATCAAAAAGAGATAAACAACGAATCATATTTTTACTTATTGCGTATTATTTTAGGCAAAGAAAAAGGGCGGTTGCCCGCCCTTGAACTTTGTAATATATCTAGGATATATTAAGTGTAGCTTAGCTTGAAGCCCTTGTTCACGAATAGTGAACCACTGCAATCAACTGCGTTGTTACCAGCAGCGGTTAGGCTGCGAACAGTGTTTTGAATAACTGTTGCAATACCAGCATCAGTTGATGCAAGACCAGCAGCACCTTCAAGAAGTAGACTGATATTACCACCAGATGTTGCTTCAATCTGATATGCAAGAACAGTTACGTTGCTTGAAATTGAGGTTAGGATTGCAGGAATTGCATTGTTAACGCCGCTTTCAAGACGTAGGTCTTGTGCTGTGCCACTTGAATTTGCAATGTAACCTGCAATTGCTACAGGGAACTTTCCGATAAAGCTAGCACCGATAGCTGTTGAGATAAAACCCTTGCCATCACCAACTACACCAGCGTTACCATTAATACGATAAAAATCTGCCATTTTAATTCTCCAAAATTTGCGTTTATTATTACGCTAATAGTATTTATAAATGTTAGAGAAAATAGTGCGGTTATCCGTTATTTTGTTTGCGGCTTGATGCCTGCTACAGAACGTACTTTTTCTAAGAAATTGATAAGGTTATCTTTATTTGCAACAGCATTGACGAGTGATTGTAAAAATTCTGGATTTTGTGGGTCTACGCCAACTGCTTTCGCAAGTGCATTGTTGTTTACACGATTAGTTAGTGAACGACCAGTTGATTGTACACCAGCTTGTTTAGCAAATACAGTTGGATTTGTATTTTTAAGGTTACGATTTCTATACCAAATAAAAGTAGTAAGTTTTGCCAACTTATCAATGTCTTTTGGGTCTATTGTTATCTTTCCAGTATTGCGATCTATTTGAAAGATACCTTCAATAAGTGAATTTTGCTTAGGTTCTTTGCCACTGTTAACCACTTTAAATTTAGGTTTTTTTGTATTATCATTGCTGGTATTATCCAAATCTAATATATCAAATTCACGTTCTGATGGTGTTTTTGGTGGCGGTGATGAAATAGATGGTGCGCCAGTTGTAGTAGGAGGAACTGTTGGATTAGGAGATTTTGGAGGCAATTTAATATTAAATGTTCTGCTTAACAAATCTTTATCTGCATCAAGAATAAGACCATTTCCCTTGTTTATTAAGAAAGAAAATATTGCATCTTTTATATTATCAACTAAAGTGTCATTGTCACTTATTATTTCTTTATATTTGTCAGCGTATGTTTTTCTTAAATTAGATAATTGAGCATTATATTCAGCAACTGCTTGATTAATAATTTTTACAAATGATTCTTTACTCTTCTGAAATTCAGGATCGTTTGGTTTTGGAGGAGTTGCTTTTGGGTCTGTTACTTCGGATAATATTTCATTTGCTCTCATTAATCTTCCTTAACCCACGAACAAACTTGGCAGGTTCTTGCGCACGTATACTATTTAATAGTCGGCGTTCTAATTCATCTGCCTCTGGAGCATCATAGGTTTCACGGATTTGATTAATAAGATTAATAGCACTATTGATGATATGGTTAGCACGACTTTCTAATACTAATCCAGTATTCTTACCAACCCCTAATTGGCTCAACTCATCAAGAATACTACGAGATTGTTTGCGCAAATTATTAAACTCCATGAATATTTATGAGGTTTTATGCGGTTTCAAATTTTCCACACACCTGATCGCATTGTATTAAACGACCGTTTTCATAGCTATCCCGTGTCCATGCACTTTCAACACTGCTAAACCAACCAATGCAAGTTTCTAAATCATGTTCATGTAAACTATTATGTTTTACTAATGGTTTAATTTGACGATTAATAAATCCGTTAAAACCTTGGTCATATGTTAACGGATTAAATGCCATATAACAACAAGGATAAACTAATCCATTTGCTGCAATATAAATTGAATTATTATCTTTTGTAAAACAAGAATGAGTCAAACCTTGAACATATGGTTTATGTGAATAAATTTTATTTGAATCACTTTGAAATTTAATTATATTTTCAATATCAGTAAATCCAGTGTAGTTGCCCATAGTGCGAATTAATTTACCATCACGGTCAAACACTGGTCCAGTATTTCTGCCATGGTCCTCAAGTTGAAATTTTGAAAATCCTAATTTTTTAGAAAGCTGTTCTGCTTCTTCAACTTGGTGCTTGTTATGGTCAAAACGTATCATCTTCCATATAGCAACACCACCAGCATCCATGAATGCTTTTGCATTTTTAAGTATTCGATTAAAATTTGTATCTTGACGATATATTGCGTGTGTATCTTCTAATCCATCCAAACAAAACTCTACAATAGCATTTGAAAATTTACCAAGTTCATGCCAAAAATCTGTATTTCTTGCACTGCCGTTTGTGCTGATTTGTATTTTTAGTTTTGGATTACAAGTTTTAAAATAATCCAATATTTGTAGTGATTCTAAATTAGCAGTAAAATCGCCAAAGTTTCCATTAACTAGTATACCACGGTCAAGTTGATTAACAAACTGCGGCGAAAATGATTTTTTAATTAATTCAAGTGTTAAGCTAGTTTCTTCATATCCACTATTGTATGGATAACCAAATAAATTACGGGGACACAATGGACATCTTGCATTACACAGTGAACTAAATTCCATATGTAAATGTTTAATATTGTTAAGAGAAATCATAATTTTATTTAAGTTTTTATTTCTGTTTAATATTAGCAAGCATTTGTTTTAGTTTACTGCTGTTTATATCTGCCACAATCTTGCCGCTTTCTTCTGGTTCGCTACTTGGTACAACTGTACTCTTGTTCTTGACACCATCAAAGATACTGCTGACAGGTTTTTTAAACTGATGCGCTTCTCCGTCATCTGGCATATCACGAATACGCAGACTATCAATATCAAATTCAAGTTCAACCTTTTGTCCAACACCACTTGAAGAGCGAGTTTTCATAATCTGTAACTGATACTTGCCATGTTCACGCATACTGCGAGAAGTAAAAATACCAAATAGATTATCCGCAGTGTTGATTTTAGAAATACCACCACTAATATGACTATGGTCAAACTCTACTTCTTCTACACTAGCACGATTTAACTGCGATGCTGTAACCAACAAGATTTGCATTTCTTTAGCAAAGTTACGAATTTCTTCCGATACATATTTGTCTTTAACAAACAAATCACTTGGGCTAACTTTGGCGCTAACAGGCATAAGCAGATCAAGATAGTCAATCATGATAAAGTCTACCTTACGACCTGTACGAATTTGCAGATGTTTATCCTATTGAATTTGTATCTTGGTTAGAACAACCATGAATAAATTTCGGGAAATACTTGTTTAAATGATTCTTTTCTGTACGCATCGTGTAATTTAATGTTTTCCCTAAATTTATCCAACAGCACAGAGTCATCATCGTTTAACCATTGACTTATGTTTTGCAAATCCTCATGACTACTAGACAATAACTTATTCTTGATAATTTCTTTGTGCTCAGATGGAAATATAGAACATCTATAATACTCAGGTTTAGATAATTTTCCCAACCAAGGTTTTGGTAGTTTGTTATCCATAAAATATGTAAACATCTCGTCAAGATAATAGATTGTAAACACACTAACTGTTGTGCTGATGCTCAACTGCATATTGGGACGAATATTAATATAGTCTCTATATTTTATTAAGTTTTCTTTAACTTCATCCCATTTGGCATTTTTTCTATTATACTCAAATCGAGCACCAATATCATCGATACTAGGTTGAATATCAACCCATCCTATCTTGTCAAATGCATCCCAATATTTTTGATCTGGGAATACAGTACCATTTGTATTATAATGTAATCTAATTTTACTGGCATTGGGAGAATTAGAAATTTTATTTAAGATTTCTAAATGTTTCTCGTTGTCATATAAAAATGGTTCACCACCATGTAAATGTAATTCTAAAATATCATCGGTCATTTCCAACAATGATTGCCATACAAAATCATTGTTGGCCCAATCTGCTACCTTATACTTTATATTATAGATATCTTGAAATTCTTTTTTCCAACTACTACTTGAGTTTGGACTACAAATTCTGCATTTTAAATTACATATATTACCAAGTGGCAGCGTCAATAGTAACGTATTTGATGCAGTTAAATTAAAGTCATTAAATTCTTTCTTCCATCGCTCGCCGTCCATTGTTCGTTTACTAGGATAATTTGCTGCCTCATCTTTCCAACAACGCTCACATGCTGCTGGTTTTTGACCAGATACAAAAGATTCTTTTAATTTTGCCAACCCGTTGCTTTTTTTATAATCATCAATACTCATATTATTGATATTATAACCTTCCCAATCCTCTGCAATTTTAGTATTAAACTTGCAACAAGGTCTAATAGAACCACTATTATCTATATCAATACCTGTCCAAGGTTGGTAGCAAAATGATGATGATGAAGTCATTATTAATTTTTCTGTTTGATGTTAGCCAGCATTTGTTTTAACTTACTGCTATTTACATCTGCTGTTATCTTGCCGCTTTCTTCTGGTTCGCTACTTGGTACAACTGTACTCTTGTTCTTGACACCATCAAAGATACTGCTAACAGGTTTTTTAAACTGATGCGCTTCTCCGTCATCTGGCATATCACGAATACGCAGACTATCAATATCAAATTCAAGTTCAACTTTCTGACCAACACCACTACTACTACGAGTTTTCATTAATTGTAGCTGATACTTGCCATGTTCACGCATACTACGTGATGTAAAGATACCGAATAGATTATCAGCAGTATTAATCTTAGAAATACCGCCAGAAATGTGCGAATGATCAAACTCTACTTCTTCAACCGATGCACGGTTTAACTGTGATGCGGTAACAAGTAGAATGTCCATTTCTTTAGCAAAGTTACGAATTTCTTCGGAGACATATTTGTCCTTAACAAACAAATCACTTGGGCTAACTTTTGCACTAACTGGCATCAACAAATCAAGATAGTCAATCATGATAAAGTCAAGTTTGCGACCTGTGCGGACTTGAAGTTCTTTACAATATGAGCGAACATCGTTGATAGTGCTTTGTGCTGGCAGATATTTGATTTGGAACTTACCACTCTTCTTGCCAACCATTCTAACCTTGATCTCAATATCTTCAATGCTCTTGAAAATATCCTTACTTGCTGTATTGGTCAACATACTATCAATACGCATAGCAGTCAATTCTTCACTCAATTCAAGCGTAATGTAAACGCCATTGAGACCTGCCAATACCCAATTGCATGCAATATTCTGCATGAACAGTGATTTACCCGAACCCGAACCGCCAGCAAAGATATTCAACTCTCCACGATTAAAACCACCATATAGTTTTTGGTCAAGTGTATTCCAACCTGTGCTTGTTTGTCCGTTATTATCTTTAATCTTAGTAAGACGAGCAATAGGATCAAGGAAGTAATCTGTGCCAAGGTCTTTGGTTAGACTGATTTGTACTGCATCTTTTATCAATTTTTCAACAGGATCAAAATCACCTTTCTCTAATAGGTCTGCTGCTGCAAGAATGGCTCGCTCAAGTTCTTTTTGCTTGGTAAAATCTTCAAATTCTTCTAAGAACCATGCAGTATGGTCATCAGTCATGCCAGGCACAGGTGCAAAAGTATTGTTTGTAGCAGCGTTTATCTGTTCAAGCAACGGCATAATAGTATGCTGCTCACAGTGAGTTTTAATAAACTTCGCAGCATTTTGTAAACTACGATCAAAGTTGTTTGGATTGAATATATTCTGCACCCGCACATAACTTTGCGGATCACTTAGCATCATTTCAATGAAAAGTTTTTGGATGCCAGCATCAAATGATTTAGCCATTCAATCCGTTTACCTTTATAAATTCATTATACAATTCTTTGACCTTATGTAATTCTGGTTTAATTTTTAAATATGAACATATTTGTTGATACTCTACCAAAAAATCTTCCCATGATAAAAATGAAGCAATAGGAACTATTTTAACACCTATTGGAATAGTTTTCAAGTTAATTTTATCAAGTCTGTCAATGGCAATCTTACGATAATATTTAAATTTTTCAATGTCTGATGCCTTTGAGAGTACCTTATTGATAATACTGGACAATTTATTCTTAGCAAATCTGTCAGTCTTTATTATTTTGTTAATAAAATTATTAACCACAAGTTCTTTATTTTGTTCATCATACTGAATATATATAATTTTTGATTTGGAAAAAATTTTAATCAATTCTGGAATGGCACTTGGAACAGTAAACCTATGAATTTTTAAATTGTTTGTCGGAACTTTAAAAAGCCGAGATTCAATATACTCAATTTTATCATTATCTGGCAATTCTACCCATCTATCAATGTCATTGCCGTCATGAAAATTTTTAATCCAATTGCTTAATTTTATATGTGCTGCTCCATCAGAATCAAAGTTATTAATAACTGTTTCGTCCCATAGATGATCTACATGTTCTGACTGCTCTAGAACCAAAGAAAGAAAACTTCCAAAAGCACCAGGAGAATAAACAACAAATACTAACGTGTCACTATTAATATTATTCACGACATCATCCTATCTTTGGACAACTAAACCTGCAAACATCATCACATATATTATTTGTCAAATCCTTGAAATATTGTATTACATCAGGTCTTGATAAAATTTCTGTAAATTTTGTATTTTTAATACTATATTTTTGTTTTTCTTTACCCCATCTGGTTTTATAATAAAAACGATGGTCAGCTATATAACAGCATGGTGTATAATATCCTTCTGCTGTTATAAAATGACTAGTTTCGCCTGTTAAACATTTTGGAGAAATATCTAAATTTCTGACATTTTTTTTCCAAGCAGTTTTAAATTCATCAGCCGCATTTATAAAATTACTATCAGGTTTTAAGGCATCATTTTCCTCCCAGCGGTCACTGTGAACAATACTAAATTTTTTAATACCTAAAGATTTTGCAAGTGTTTCAGTCTCAGAAACAGTGCCTTGATTGAACTTAAGCACGATATGCCGCCATACAGTCTGTATTTTAGTTTTTGTAATAATATCAATGCCTGTCTTAATTGAATCCCAATCCGCATTGACTCTATACTCAGTGAAATTTTCAGGTGTGCCATCAATAGCCCAATTTACCTCGTCATTTTCATCGAGAATTGATGCTAGGTTATTCCACCAATCTGCAGTTTTATAACTACCATTAGTATGCAATTTAATAGTAGAACCATTTTCTTTTAGCCAACGACACAGTGGAAATAAATCATTGTAATATATGGCATCGCCGTAATTACCACAAATAGTAAACGATGTATTTTTAAAATCAATATCAAGAAAATTTTTTAAATCTTGTAAATTTAAGTTGTGATTTTTCCACCCCTTCGGATATTTTTTTATGAAATCAGTTCTTGCACACCGTAAACATTTTAGGGTGCACATATTAGTAACTTCTAATGTAATACTTTTTATAGCCATTTTTTCGCCATCAATCGAATCTTTAAGTTATTTGATTCCACACTATTGAGAATACTACGCATGGTGAACAGTGTTCCATACTTAGCAACAGCATCTGCTACATCTTTAATTCCGTTTTCCCATTCTGGAAATGCTACACCCCAACCATATTTTAGAGCAGCGTTGACCATTGCCATACCAGCTTTATCACGATCAGGCACAACAATGATATCACGGTCAAGTGTTTCGATAACTTGAGCCTGACCATCATTAATTTCATTGCTACAAATTGCAAGCGCACCGATGGCGACAGCATCAAGCAGTCCTTCAACGACAATACAAAATTTCGCATCCTTGTGTTGACGGTCATAACCCCATATCATATTGCTTGGATAATTAGAGAAGTATTTTATTTTCTTCTTGCCATCTTCAAACAGCCGCCCACTGAAACCCATAGGTTTGTTTTTCCAAGTAAATGGAACCAACACACGGTTTCTTAAAGCAGGATCGTCTGTCCAGTAAAAATCAGATAACTTATCACCAAAACCTCTAGAATCAAGATAATTGATAGCCATTTCAAGACTGTTATAATCGTTTTCATTGATATATCCATCATTTAACCAACTTGTAATAGGGCGACCAGGACATGGCTCACGAGGCTCGTAAGTGGGTAACTCACGTGCTTCTACTCGTGGATAATCTGGGGTAGATTGTGCTAACGCAAATAGGCTAAGGCGAGAGATAGTATCATCAGCCATACCAAGCCATGACATCCAACGCCGCATCTTATAAGATAGTCGATTGCCAGGTTGCCAAGAAGCAGTATAATGGCAATTAAAGCAGTGTGCCGTGATACCACCCTCTGGTGAAGGCATAACGCCGCCACGCCCACGAGTATCTGCTGCATGACCATTATGATGACAGCAGACAGCATTGAAACTTATCCACTTACTAGGCGTGGATTTGCGTTTCCATGGCAGATGCTGCATGATTTGGTCAGTAATTTCCATAACACTAATATAACAGATTTATAACAAATGTCAAGGTCTATAATAGATATAATTCATAGTGCCGTTAACTTGTGTAATCTTAAATCGCACAGCAGCATATTTGCCTTGGAAGTTAAAGTAGTTTGTGCCAGTGTAGTTATTCAATTGCACAGTATTGATGGTTGTATAACTATTTGCAATGGTTGTGCTGCTTACATCTTGCGTTGCTTGTAATTCAACATTTCCTGTAAATGCATTAGCATTATACTGTACTGTTTGATACACTGCCGAACCACGAACATAGTTAGCCATAAGACTATTGCTGGTGTAAGCAACGTTTTGATAGTTGGTATCGCTATTGTTGCCATATTGTAGGATAGTTGGTTTTAAACTTGGAACAAACGCAGGATACACGTTTTCATTAATACGTGCTTGACCTTGTGCATTATAGTTATCATCACTATAAACAATTTCTTGTACACCTTCGCCGTTTGTAACAACAATGCTGTAATTATAAAGACCAGCATTGATATTATCAATCATTGAACTTTCAAGAAGGCAAGTTGCGCTACCATTATCACTATAAACTAAGTCAAGATTTCTGGTAAACACTAATTCTTTTGTGGTGCTATCAATCAAGTTAAATAGAATTGAACTATCAAGTAGACTTACAGGTTTTTGATCATTATTTTTAATAAAAAATTGAAACTTGTTATCTACACCTTTGTAAATTTGCAATGGTTTCGCATACACTAACTGATTCTCCCTGTGAAGTGTGAAGTCACTGTTCTTTACAACGGTAATAATTTGTGGATATAAATAACCTGAAATTAACTGCAACTGATGGACTCCTTTAATATTTATTATGATTTCAATTGAACAAATGCTTGAGCAATATCCGTTCCTATCTTATATAAAATACCCAACTGCTGATTACATTGGCATTATACAAAATCATGACTCAGATATAGTTAGCATGTATGCGTTTAATAAATTGCGAACTGATCAAGATAAACTTGGGTTTTTAGAAGCAGCAGAAATATGGTGGTGGGAATCCAATAGACTAATTCCAATTAATATATTTCTTAAAGATAGTTGGAATCCATTCCGCTACAGTACGGTTACCCTAACTACAAAAGATATAAAAGATCAGCAAGGACATATTGTCTCTATTGCTAAACTTGCAGAGCGCAGAACTAAACGTAGAGTTGTGCAGTTAGTTAAAAGACTCGGTTAATAGGTTCATATGAACCATTACTAATTGCGCATACCCATAGGCGTGTGCTTTCTTGAAATAATATCCCTCATCTGGTTTTACCCAAATCTCATCAGCTACTTCTCGCCATCGTTTTCCGATAAGGTATCGTTTTGATGGACGTATAATAGCCAAAACCATAGCCAATTTATCCATGGTATCAGGAAAGTGTTGCTGAACAATATCATAATGATTTGATAGGTGAATAAGTTTGGCAACGAAATCTCTCTCCTTTAATTTTTCCCACTGAGGTTCACGTTTACAGAGTTCGTCAAGATGCTCGTTACTGCGAACTGAATTATAGACATGAACATTCAGTAGGTCTAACTTCATATAGCCAAGTTCTTCGGCTGTATCATAATCAATATTGCTTAATCCCGTAACAGGATTTTGGGGAATAGGATTGACATAGACTCCAGTGTTATGCTTGACAACAGTACCGTCACGGCTGATAGACGCAGGTATATGCTTGATAAGTTTCAAGATATCCTCACGGTTTCCAAAGTCTATGTCAATATCCATTATCTAGTTCCCCACCGCAATAGGTATAGTGCAGCATCTTCTTCATTGTAAAACCTAATACCCCACCGATCATCTTGCCCATTGGCTATAAACCATCTGGGTTGCTCATCATCTGGTGGATTAGGCATATACTCATCAAGCCACTCGCCAACTTCAATGATATTATGCCATATATCTTTTGAAAATTCAATATCAACATGAGACATTATGCCCATCTCATTAAGAATAAGTTACGTTCTTCATCATTTATAAATCCTAACAGCATACCGTGTTGTGACCACTTTGTCAATGATGCATTACACCATTGCTCAATATCCTTTGCATTACTAACCCACCAACTAACATCACTAATTACAAGTATACTTTTGTTCTTTATCAAATCAATAGCATAGATATCACTGGATATGGTTCTGATATCTTGTAGTGATGCTTTGTGAGCAATAATAAAACGTGGTGACATCAAAGACCTGCTTGTGTCAATATATGCTTTGTCATTTCAGTATCAGCAGTATAATCGTGTAGTTTGCGTTGCCAAAATTCTGGATCAATCCAAGGCATAAGAAGTGTAACTTGTTCTTCGCTTAGCGTTCCAAGTTTATCAATGCCATTATCGCAGCAATAAATTGCCCAACAGCTTACACGACCATTAAGAATATGCTGCACAAAACGATTGGCACTTACCGCAGTAAAATATGTGGTAATATCATTTCCTGTTTCTTCGCTCCATTCTTGCATGGTTAAAATAGAACGTTCTAATGCATCGCTTGAACTTTCGCTGCGTAGTATACCATAAAGATATTCTTCATACACTTTATCTTTACACCAGTTATCGATCTTAATTTGTTTCTTTAGCACATAATCCATAAACTGATTAACATTGATTGCACTAATTGCCACACAATGTCGTCCAAACTTTACAAAAGCATTGTAGAAGTTATTGTTACAAAAATCTTCATAGGTTTTTAACTTAGCCGAACCTTGTGTAAGTTCATAAAACCGTAGCCAGGTTTGGAAACCAATAATGACTCCCTTTTCACCACGCTGTTGATCACGACGTTTAGGTTCACATTGATGAACTTGTAACGTACTTTCTCGCACAAATCCTTGCCCACAGTATTTGCATACGTGTTCACCAGGTTTGAATTCTTTTCTTGCTTCAATAGCTATTTTACGCAATTCGTCCATCTTGTAATTATAACAGTTTTTGTGCTGCAGGGGTAATATAATATTTCCACGATGTCAAATCAAATCCACGAATTACCTCTTCGTGAAGTGGAAGTTCACTTGGGTCATATGGCGGTGTAACTGTGCTAATTAGTTGATTATAATAATCAGGGTAACTTCCAAACCAAATCTTAGGTATAGCAATAAAACTCGTTACTTTGTAGATGAATATATGATGAGGATGATTATACTCACCTTTCTCATTGTGTGTTAGTATAATATCTGCGCCATCGCATACAGCACGTATCCACTTTTCTGCTGGTTCTGTGTCAAATCCAAGTTCATTACGTTCAACATATTCCCATGTATCGGGTAAACCAGCAAACATTGTTGAAATACCACGCTGTTTCCAAAATTGGGCTATCTCTGCTCCACGAGGATCGGTTCGTTGATAGGTAAGATAACATATCGTCCAATCCCAATCACGGTGTTCCATAATAAATTGGTAAGCAAAGATCGCACAATCATCTGGATGAGCAACCATACATACTGCTTTCATATGCGTTCCTTTACAAACTCGTCCCATGCTTTACGTTGATCGTAATCAAGAAGTTTATAAGCACGAGGATGCACACTTGCAGTAAGCGTATTTTCTTTATGAATTTTTTCCCACCATACATTAAAGTTAGACACATCATAATCGGCTAGATTAGCAACTTCAATTACTTGTTCACCAGTATACAAGTCATTAAAGTTTCCACGTTTGGTAACCCACGCACTATAACAAAGAAATTCAGTTATTCCATTTATGTGAAATTCACAATTGTTTTCAAACCACTTTATAAAATCTGGTTCTTCATAGACCATTTCTCGCATCGTTTTAACATCAGCAAGAAATGGCACACCAGCAGGACTTAACCAATCAATGCGTGGGATATCATAATGTTTTTTGAGATATTCAATACCACGATCCCAGTGGTTATGCGGAATATCCCAAATTGCAAATCGTGCACGGTTATACTGGTCAAATACTTCACTAATTTCAAATGGACGAATAAACCATGTCTTGGCATCAAGTATCATGCACCAATTGCTTTCTGCATGTGCAGTGCCAAGTATCTTACATACTTGCTGCGTATACCAACCTGACAAATGTGATGATGGATAATAACCAAATTCATTGCGATGAAATATGCGGACTTTATAACCAAGATCGCCATACCAACTTACGTCAATATCATCATGAGTTAGCGTGTCATCATTTAATATGACGTATATGTTTTGTATTTCATCAAGAAAATAATACGCAATACTGTATGCTTGATGTTCAAGCAAATGTAGTTCATCACGATAAACAACAGTTAGTAAGTCCATATTATTTTGTTATCTCATGTATTGTTCGTGCTTGTTGAAGAGCATCCATCACGCTTGGATTATGACTCTTAAACACTGGTCCCCATTCACGCCAGAACTTAACCAATTCCATCATTTCAATAGAGAACCTAATATCAATATTTTGACCGCCGTAAGTTTCTTGAATGTTAATAAACGCAACATCACCAGTGTTTGTAAAAGCACTTTTAAGCGTCATTTCATTGCCTCTTTGATTTCTTTATCATTCCAACCAAGTTCCACCAACATTGCCTTAAATTCAGGATCAGGGATGCTTGCTGCCATCAGTTCACAATCATCAAGTTTATATTCAGGATATAATTTGGCAATAATATCCGCACGTTTATTCTTTGACTTACGTGCAGAAAACGCCATCCACTCATGACGATGCTTGCCCATGTTAGGAGAGACAGTAGTCAGCAATAACCATTGCAGTTTAGGATGTTTGCCAAGATCAAAGAAACGCTTATTAACACGTTCATTCATTGCTTGCAGATAATACTGCTGCAACATAGGCTCACCCGTTACAGCACTGCCCCAACGCAACATAAGATAGGTAGAGAACTTCTTGCGTTCTTCATCGGTAAGTTCATCATAGAAGGCACGGTTCTTGGTATCTAACTGTGCCATCTCATAACCAATGTCAAGTTTATTAACCAAGGATTACTCCTCTCCACTCACCTGATGCAGTTGGTGAAAATATGCCAGAGATGCTGTCATCATTTTTCTGCACTTCTTCACTCAACTCGTACATTACTAACAATTCGTCAGCAAGTTCTTTTAGTGTAGGATTGTTTTCAGTTGCACGAAGAATTGCCATCCACCTTGCGGGTCCAATGTGGGTACCACATTCGTCTGAATAACTTTTTGGTGGTGGTGCGTTTCCAATGCTCATAATAATATTATACTACACTATGTTTTGAATGTCAATCGTTTCCGATGCTCTACTAATTTCTTTAACAAAGTAAGCGCAAATTGGTTTTGGTCCGTCACTGATTGGGATACAAAGTAGCTGACCGTTCTTTAGTTTAGGGAAGTACCAGCGCACATCTTGATACACATCTTCAATTTCAATATTCATAAAGGCTGCACGGAATGAACTGATTGGATTAAATGTAAATGCTTGAAAACCACGGTCATTTAATTTTGTAAGTGGTAGTGCTTCTAAATCACCAATCTCTGCTTCACCAATAAGAATACGCCAATTATATGGCATCATAATTCGGTGTTCACCAATCTTTAACACAAGGGCAGGATCATTAAAACTTTCTAAAAATACTAATGGAAGAAAATAATAATCTGCTTCACTTGGGTTAGAATTATCTAATACACAGAATCGTAAATCATCTACTTGTTCTGGTAAATTATTCATCTCAAATACGGTATTGTCTACTGTTAGTATTCTCACTGTCTTTCCTTAACAAAATTATAATATAGTTCAGCGATAGCTTCTTGTCCCGCTGTACTTGTATGATAGCCAGGGTCTACCCCACCATGAGGATGGCTATCGCAAAACGCACCTAATGCAAACTGCGGTGGTGCAAAATACTTGTGAGTAAATTCGTGTGGAAAATCTTCATTCCAACTTTTATTTTTAATATAGGTATTCCATGGATTAAAAAGGAATGGAATTTTAAGGGCATCTAATTTCCATAATCCACCAAACAACACCCAATTATCTACTTGACGTTTCCAATGTGCATCGTAAAGAAATGCTGCGTAACCTTCCATTGCCATTCGTGTATGCTTATCTACTTTGGCAATGCGATAGTTGTGGTCGTAATTCTCAATCACACTAAACATAGTTTCAGCAATCATGCGATAAGGATGCGCATCACCATAGTTAAAGTTCTTTAAACCATCTTCCCACAAATAACCATTGCGGTTTTCTGGCTTAGCACTATGGTTGGGAGAACCATCTTCTATCTTAATAAATTTCTCAACTGGAAATTCAATGCGATCTTCTGTAGTACTTGCAATGAATACCCAATCTGCTTTATCTTTAATAGCTTCATCAATCTGTAATCGTATTACATTGTTGCCAATACCTTGACGAGCATATGTAACAAGTTCTGCACCGAGTTTACGGGCAAGAACTTCACTCCAATGAGTTCCTGCATACTCAGGTAAATTACTAACAGCACTGAACGAGCAACCACATACTGCTATCTTCATTTATAGATACTCTTTTCTTGCGTAAATGGATAGTTAGCTTCTTTGTAGAATTGTTTACGCTTTGTAAGATGGCGCTTGGCAAATTTACAATCAGCAGTTAAGTCCCAGATTTGAACAAAGTCTTTGTCTTCTGCCTTACGAATGCCACGACCGATAGATTGAATGACACGAACGAATGACTTGCCAGGTTCAATAAGAACAAGATTAAAAATACGAGGAACATTAATGCCAACTGCAGCCACTCCATAAGTTGCAACAATGATTTTGTCACTGACGTTAGCAATCTCATCATAATGTTCTTTGCGTTTTGCATTCTTCATGTCTCCTTGAACAAACACACTGTTGGGCAGTCGTGCAACCAATTCATCACCGCATTCACGGCGGTCTACTAGCACAAGTGTGTTTCCTGTTTTAATAACTTCACCAAGAAGGCTTGCCATATGGTCAAGACGATCTTTATTCGTTGTAAGGTATTTTAATTCTTCTTGGTAATTTCTAAAATCACTGTGCTCAACTGTTTGCACAATATTTACATGGCAATTAGACAGCACACCAGCCTCTTGTAGGGTGCTAGCACTAAGTTGACTGATAACATCACCAATTGCTACTTTAAGTGCAACTTGTTCAAATGCTTCTTTGGGAATAGTTCCAGTCAATCCCCAACGAATAGGAACATCAGCAAATTCAGTAGTAAGCATTGACTTGAGAACTTCTGCCTTTGCCTGATGCACCTCGTCAACAATAACTGCTGCAACATTAAGCATCATGGTCCACTCATTGCCTGTACCTTTAGTGCTCTTGTAAAGACTATTGAGGCTTTGCCATGTGCAGATAGTATGTGTGCGACCTAATTCTTTGCGTTCACCAAAATAAACACCAACATCTAGCCCAAGATTTTTGTAATCTTCTTCTGTTTGTAGAACTAAACTTTTGCTTGGAACAATAACAATAGAACGACCATATGGTTCAACCATAAGGCTCAAAGCTGCTGTCATGATAGTTTTGCCAGCACCAGTGGCTACATTCTGTACACACTGTGTATTACCAAGAAACTTATTGATGATTTCAATTTGATAATCACGTAGTACTATTGGTTGACCAGCGACAGGATGACCTTTTGGCCATGTCTTATGTGCAAATGTGCTTTCGTCTACCTGAGTAAATTCGAATGTTTGACGAGATGAACGATTGTCTTCTATTTCAAATTCCCAATTGCGTTCAGTGAGATATTCAATGATATCAGGCAGTAGATTGATATAGGTACTACCACCTAATTGAAAGTACGCAACCTTGCCATCCCAACGTCCTAACTTAACGCTTGGCAGATGGCGAGCATATGGCACTTCATACTTGAACTTGGCCACAAGCCTACGGCGAGTATCCGCATCAAGCCCTTCAAGTTTACAATTTACTTCGTCACGAATTACAATCTTGCACAGCATTAGTATTAATATACACAATAATTTACGATAAGGCAATAAAAAAACAGGGCAAAAGCCCTGTTTGAGAAAATTACTTTTTCTTTTCTAATATTCGTTGGATAGTAACTGTACCGCCCATACCATATTGCATTTGAACTAAACGTTTAGCACTTGTTTGATCATTGGCATTTACAGTTACTTGAAACTGTGCAGTTGGGGTTTGTGGCTTTGTCACATATCCCTTGATATCGTATGTCTTCATGCACCGTTCCTCATAATCGTTACTTCTGCAACACGCTGCCAACGGTTTGGCTGCGACTTACGAAGGTCTGCTAACTTAAGAGCAGTACGCAATGACATTTCACGGAACCGCTTGGCATTGTCCTTCATAAAGTGCAGAATTTCGGTTTCCTGTTCTTTGGTCATATCATAACCACTAAACAGTTGTCCGCTTTCTGCAATCTGCCGAATACGAAGATATTTATCGTGTTCAGTATCCATTGTCAAATCAATATAGTGGCAACGAGACTGTAGCGCACCAAGATGATCTTGCAGTTTCTTAGAGCGAATGTTTTCAAACTTCAAGTTGGTGATAAAGATAACGCCACCCTTGAAGTCAAACTTGTTAGGGATGCCTTGCTTGTGTAGCAAATTACTATCAGCGTTCCAGTGGATGGTGCGTTTCTTGCCACTGTCAAGTGCGGCTTTGAGAATATTAAGTGACAACTCGTCCATCAACACGCTATCGCAATCGTCAAATACCAACACGCTGCCAGCATCGCTGAATTCATACAACTTGGCGTACAGACCAAGAGCCGTCATAGCACCCTTGACAACCTGATACTTGACCTTGCCAGCAACTTCGTCATAAAGAGAATGTTCGTCCAACTTTTTATGAACGCCATAGGATTTACCAACGCCTGGCGGTCCTACCACGATCATGGCACGGACATCACCTTCCTTTACGGCAGTGGTCATATCTTCCAAAATCTCGAAACGCTCGGCAATACGTGCCATAATTGCTTCATCATTCATGCGAGCCATGGTAAATTTCCCTGTGTTTGAGTCTATAACTTACAATAGCATAAATATTAGGGTTGTCAAGCATTATTTTTTGGAGTGAAAAAATGGCAGTTAAGACATTAACAAAATATATCGATAATTCATCTGGTCAAACAATTGATAAAAATACCTTACCCTTTGAAGATACACCTCATCTTGAGGAAATCGATAATAGTTTCATACACGATAACAAAATAATATATGCAGCAATAGATGATGCATATGAAATAACTAAGGTATTTGCAGACCTTGAATCCTACAATAGTTATTTACAAGCATTAAACAGTTCTGCTGAGTGTGTTGCTGAAAGTTTAGCAAGTTTAATTGTGTTTCAACAATACAATATTTCACAAATACGAACTGTTAATTATAATTTTGAAACATAATTTTCACGTGGATAACGTTCACGATAGTGACGCTCTCCTGGTTCTAGACTACGAGCCAATTCTACATAATCTGGACCTTTGCTATGCAACCATGCTTCATGGTCAAATCGCCAATGTGGATTGGTTGGATGTTGCTTAAACTGTGTATAGCTACGATTTAATTTATCTTCAGGATGATGTAATGGGTCTAATGTGGCAACATAATCACTTTTAGCCCACCAGAAATTACCAGCAAAGTGCGGCCAAGGTTCAGTATTATAATTTGTTCCAACAACTTGTGCACCTTCTCCAAGTGCTTTAACATTATCTTGCCACCGTTCAATAGTAAAATAATTCATAAAGTTACGCCAATCACCAACGTTTTCATCACCCCAACGCAGCAAACCTTTTAGATGGATATAGCACATATAAAATGGTGTTTCATCAGTCTTGGCAACATGTTGTGCATATGAAAGAGTAGGAAATTCATGAAGGGCAGCGTCCTTATTGACGTTTACCATTTTAAGTTTACCTGTAGGATCATTAATATTCTTTGTTTGCAACCATCCAACAAATGTCCAAGGTTGACCATTCATACAGATATTGATTTCACTGGCTGCATCCCATAGTCCAGACTTTTCAATTAAGTCCCATTGTTGGTCCATTACATTGTTCCAACCTGCTAGTTCATTTACGTGCCAGAAAATCTTGATCGGTGTCATTTTATTACCTTGTTGATGTTGGTGGAGAATATCAGAGTCGAACTGATGAATCCGCCTTGCAAAGGCGGCGGTTTTCCACTAGCCTAATTCCCCACTAGATAATAATATATATCATACTATATATGCTGTCAATAAAAAACCCCGCATAGTGCGAGGTTTTTAACAGCATAACTCCTGAAAGTTATGGACTGCTACTACGAATAGTAGCAGGGGGTAAGCTAGTTAAGGGATACTAGACTCTGCATCTAGTCCCATAACTATTTAGCGGATTTGTAATCCACCAAAAGTATTTTTCTTATATCCAAAACCACGGTCCCAAAGATAGTGGCGATATTCAATTTCACGCATATCTTCTGCACCAGCCATAAACTGTTCAAAACGGCGTTGATAATCTTCTTCGTGTGATGGAAAAAGGTTCTTCCAAATCTTACTTAATGTTTTCATTGCTCTCTCCTTGCACTGCAATAATATTTAGTATAATATATGTTGCAGCGCAGCAAAAAACAAGGGTATTTTAGGAAACTCTGGTATGCGTTTTATGCAGAGGTTTTGATGCTTTTAATTACTTCTATAAACAATTCTTTAAATTCTTCTTTGGCAGGCAAGAAAACTTCTTGTTTAATTTTATCACGGTAACGATAGTTAGAATACTTTTCTTCTTCCCACATATCATCTTGTGCGTCAATCATCTTTTCCATAGCAAGTAGCATTCTTTCTAACAATTCATCTGTTGTCATCATTTTACAACCCTAATATACTTTGGCTACGATCAATCCATTCTAACATTAAATCGCTTTCGTTAAAATTATCAATACCACTTAATATAGCGTCAAGACAGTATGGAAGTCTATTTGTATCTTTTAACTCGTATAAACTGCTATACAGTCGTGGTTCATCGCTTGATTTATAAACTGCTGCACGAAGCCAACCGTTTTCTTTATCAAATTGGAAATTAGCATTGCGACAATCAAAACCTGCGCTTGCTAATTGTACAATAAGATTGCTCATTGTATAAACATGATACATGCCGTTTGTCATATTAACATTTACAGTATTATGCTCAATATGATTACTCAATGATAGTGAATAGGGTATTTCTACAACTAATAATCCATCTTGGCGCAAAAGTTTATGCCAATGAAATAGCGTACCAATAGGATTCAATGTGTGATGTAGTGTATTATGACACCATATAAGGTCTTGTGACGGTAGTTCTATTGTGGAGAAATCTTCAAATCGCCATTGCATACCTTGAACAGTTTGTAATCCAAATGGCGGTGCAATCTCAACTGCAGTTACATTAAAATTATATTTGCGACCTTCTGAACTGGTAAGATTTGCCCACCATACGGCATCATAGCCCATGCCAGCACCCATAACAGCAATGTTTTTAATTCCCATAAGATAATCATCAAGCATTGCAAGGTATTCTAAAGTTTTAAGACTGTGTTGGTGGCTTTCTTGAGGTGTCATTGGGTTTCCATTAAATATTGATATACATTATATATTAGGATATTATAAGCATATGAAATTATTAATTACAGGTGGCAGTGGTTATATCGGTAAGCATCTTGTCAAGTATTATACAGAATATGGACACCACGTTCTTGCTCCAAACAGTAGCGAACTTGATTTAACTGATCTTAATTCAACAACAAGTTATATGGCTGCACATCCTGTTGACACCGTAATTAACTGTGCATTTTATGGTCGTGAAATGATTCATAATCCAGATGAAAGTTTTTATATTAAGAACTTTGCAATGTTTGGGAATCTATTAAATCAATCACAACATTATAAGAAGTTTGTTCACCTTGGCAGTGGTTATGAATATGATAATGAGCGCAATATAGATTTTGCAGACGAAGATGATATAAATTACGTAGAACCTAAACTGCCTTATGCTTCACTCAAACATAAGCAAGCAATGCATTTAGCTGAACGAGATAACTGCTATAATATACGACTATTTGGATTGGCACATTATACCGAACCAAGCAATAGATTTTTTCAACGACTGCTAAACGATGATAGGGTAATAATCAGTGAAGATCGCAAGCATGATTTCTTTAACTTGGAAGATGTTCCAACAGTTATTGATTTGGTGTTGAATAATCAAATTCGTCATAAGGCAATCAACTGTGTATACGAAAACAAGTATACATTAAGTCAACAAGCAAAAATATTCTGTGATATTAAGGGTTTAGATTACAACAAGGTTGTTGTAGAAGGCACAAGTAGCAGAGGTTATACTGGCAGTAATGAAAGAATTAAAGAATATAATCTGCCGCTACTTGGGTTAGAATTAGCCATGCTTCGATATTAATTTACCGTTTTCATCAAACAATATTTCAGCAAAACGTTTCTTGCATGATTCACCATTCCATGCTTGTTGCATTTTAGCAACTTGCTCCGTACCAATCTCAATTGCTTGTTTAAAACTTGTTTGTGGATATGGTGGAATATACTGGTGAATATGACGGAAAGCATGATCACCACTGCATATCATTGGACGACCAACCATTAATGCTTGGTCAGTTGCACTGCTAATGCCAGTTGTATTACGAGCATAGAAGAATACATTAAGAGTATTTTGTGCCAACCATTCTAACAATTCTTGGTCACTGAAATAATTTTCAGTAAGTCGTATTTCAATGCCAGGTTTAGCAATAGGCAAGCACTGTGTAGCAACTTCCATCTTGGCATAGCCGCCAACATCGCCATAGTAACTGCCAGGTGCATAATTCATTCTAATGATTGCACGATCAAACTCTGCATTTACTGCGTGAACTAGCGCACCAAGATTTCTACCATGACCAGCTAAACCATATGTTCCAATAACTGGTATTTCTTTTTCCGTGTATGGTTGAACCTTTGCAGTGCCAAGTGGACGTGGAAATGCATAGAACCGTTTGTCATGAAAATTAGCGGTTGGGTCTACCCAAAAATATGCATCAAAGTCATCTAAATTAACGCCTTCTAAGCCTGCGTAAGGATTGTTTGGAAAACCTTCAAAGTGAAAGCAAAACTTCATACCAGGCAAGTTCTTACAAATCATTTCACTGCGGACACCACTTTGCTCACGCATTGTAGAAATATGATAGTTAAAGAAGTAAGCATCATATGGTTCACGTTCTTTACCACGATGAATAACCTTACCGTTATTAAGTGCGGCTATATCTAAATCATTGGTTTCAAAGTAATCCATGGTATAGTTCGCACCGTCTTTAAGAACGTTATGTAACATTCTACCAATAGTTGACATGCTGCAAGCACCACGGTCTTTGTTTATAAGTGCAAATTTATAAGTCATAATCCAATCCTACTGAATATTCTATTAAAATCTTCCCATATTTGTTCTCTTGTAAAACGCTTATAAATGGGTTCCCATGGTGTTGTGCCATTAGCAATAATTTGTTTTAAACTACTTTGTTCAATTAAAATAGTTGGTTCCAAGTTCCAATAAGGTTTAAACTGGTGGCTCTTTTTCATTGCAATAGGACGCTTTGCAGCGATAGCATAATCAATGCTACCGCTCATACCAGCACCATCAAGATAATCATAAAAATAACAATTGACTGTATTTTGTGCAAGCCAGTTTACAATGCCTTGTTCGTCAAGCCAATCATTACTAACTTCAATTTTAATACCAGGTTTGGTAATGATTGAGTTAACATGAGCAACGATCTGTGGACCATAAAAGTTCTTTTGCTGTGTAAAATATCCATCTGGCATGTGCAGTCGTATAATAGCTTCATCAAATTCGTGTTGAACTTGTGCTGCCATTTTATCAACACCTTTCCACGGTGCAGGAAAACCTTGCCAACCAAATACTGGAATAGTTTTTTCTTCATAGCTTACAGTGGGTGATACAGGTAGAACGTGATTTACTCTAAACACACCTTCATTCTCAACAGCACTATCCTCAAAGGTCAACATATATTGCCATATAGGATGTGTGTATGGATTCCATTGTTCGGCAAACTGATTTGCCTTATCATAAACAATACAAAACGTTTTCATATCTGGATATAGTGAACGTAGATTTAATGTTTCCATCCAAGGATTTACACCTGGATGATAGTTTAAAATACATACATCTGGTCTATAGTTCATAATCTTTTGTTGAGTTTCTTGTCTATCATCAGTATAAAGAACTTCAACATTGTAGATAGGAT